CTGTTCGCCTGTGCCGATGAGTTGTATACGTAATGAGGTAGAATAGGTGGATGCCATGTTAAATCCTTATTGGGAATCGTCCACAGGAATCCAGCCCTGTGGTGCGGTGTTGTCAATTATACTCCAATTTGGAGCCTGTGAATTACTAATAGAACTCCAAGTGCCTGATTGATTATCATTTATCTTAATCCATCCAGTACCTTGATGCTTATCAAGCATGTAGAAGGTTTCTACAATACTTAATGCAAATTGTGCTGTTACATTTTGTTGGCTTGCTGAATTTAAATTCTCGGTAAGCGTTGTTAAGAATTGTGCAGAAGCTACACTAACATCAGCAGCATTTAAGTTCTCTGTAATGATTAAGAAGAACGCATTAACAATCGTAGCTGCATCCGCCATCGTGATATTTTCAGTCACGCTACCTGTAAAGTTAGCGATCCCAATAATCGCATCTTGAACTGAAATCGGCTCTGTAATACTTGTTGCAAAACCAGCTTTAATTGTTGGCGTGTCTGCTAAGGTTATTGGTTCAGTAATGCTTGCAGCAAACTGGGCAGCTATTGCAATTATATCAGCAGCTGATATAGGTTCTACACGGGTTTGCAGTGCAGCAAAGTATACTGTTGGTGTATCTAAGACATTAATGTTTTCTGTCGCGCTCGTTGCGAATTGTGCGCTGATTGTTTCTGTATCGCCTGATGTTAATGGCTCGGTGATTGATTGCAAGAATGTAGACGCCTGTGTACTTGAATCGCCTGCACCAAAGTTCTCGTTGATACTAAAAATTAAGATTGACCCTGCTTCAGAATTGTTATCAGTTATCCCAAAGTTTTCAGTAATTGTCTGCCCAAATGTCCAGGTCTGTGAGTTGGTATCCGCCATCCCAATGTTTTCGCTAAGCGTAGCAAAGTACGCATTTCCTGCAAGAGATGCGAATGAAGTTTGAGCAAAGGCAGATATACCGAACATTAATCGGCAACCTCAACCAATGCAATCAACTCTTTAAGTTTTTTTGCTCCAAACTCTGCACCTGTAGACGTTTCCCACCATCCACCATTAAGCTCGGTTTCATCTATGCCTTTTAATAGTTCTTTAATTTGTTCTATTAAACTCATTCTGTCACCTCTGCTGGTTCTGGTGTGTTGCCTTCAGCTACCCATGCTAAATAGGCTTGGTAATCTCTATTAAATTCATTAAATGGAATTGATGAGATTGAACCATCATCATTAAACCTATTAATAGCCATTGATTCTGTATTGCCTTTAGCTGGTGGGCATAATTGATATTGAATTGTCATTTTAAATCTCCGCATCTACTTTTATACTAGCGCCTGATTGCAATACAATATAGCCAGTCGCACTTAAAGTCCCTGCAGTTACTCCACTAGATACTCCAAAAAATAAATTTGAACCTCTAACACCTGTACCAACATAAGTTCCCCCATAAGAAGTCATAAAAAATGATGTATTTGCCATAGATGACCATGATACTGATGTAGGATTTGTTACTGTAACAGTTGGAGCAATGCGTTTTGGATAATAAATTAATGCTGTTTCAGGTCTGTTGTTTACATCAACTTGAGCTAAACCTTGATTTAAACCACATTCAACATCAGAGTTAAATACTTCACAATATCTGCGACACATATCAAATTCAACATTATATGCTCTCCAATCAAATGATGTTGGGAATCCACCTTTTTCTAATTGAATCCCTGCAAGTAATGTTGTGGATGCACCGCTAGAGCCACGACCTATACCAATACCAACTCCATTAGTAGCTGTTGAAGGTATAGAAGCAAACGTATAAGAATAATATGTCCATGAGCCTGATGGGGAAGCTGATAATACATAATTTGTTGCTGTTTGTGTAGCATAATTATCTGCACCTGCCGTTGCTGTATATAGATTTACTTGTAAATTATCAGACCCACTACTATTTTTAGCCCAAAAAGATAATGTTACATTTGCGCCACCTAAATCTTTACAGTTTAAAGACTCAATACGCTGTGTCATTGAAATACCTGTACCAGCCATACTTAATGAGTATTGGAATCCTGCTGGAACATCAGTAGATTGAGATATTGTTGCATTTGATGAAGCTGATTGATATTCATACCATCTATCTGCCGTATAAACACCTGCATTACCAGCTTGAGTAAATGAAGTACCACGTTGCCAAACGCTAAAATTGCCATTAATTAAACGATTTTTAAAGCCAAACGTAGATGCTGAACTAAATGCAGTGGCATTATTATTGCTACCATTAGTGAAATAAAGTTCACCAGCAGAGGAAATTACTTGATAGCCCCATTGAGAAGCTGCGGTGCTATCAACATATTGAACATAAGCATATCCTGATGTAGCATTTCCACGAACTCTAACACCACCTGTAGAACCTATGTTTGGTGTAGTTGCATCAACAAGTCCTGTAATTGTTAAATTACCACTAGAGTTAATTGTCATTAATTGACTACGGCTTGATGGGCCACCGTTATACCAAGTAATTCCATCAGCAGAACCTACAGTTACACGACCATTGCCTGTTACATAATCAACAACAATACCATCTGTATAAGAACCACCATAAGTAGTTTGAGCATACAACCCACCTGATGCGTTTACGCCATTGGTTCCGTCAATAATTACGCTCATACTTGTGCCTCATCCGCTGGTTCTGGTGTGTTGCCTTCTTCAAGCCATGCTAGATATGCTTGGTAGTCTGTGTTGGCTGGGTCAAATGGGATGCAAGCACCATCAGAAATACGTTTAATTTGATTTGTAACAATTTGCCCATCTATTAATTTAATGTATATATACATTTTTAAAGCTCCGCAGAAGCAGTCCAATGACCAAAAATTGAATAGTAAACATTATTAGTCACGTTTTGAAGAACACTAAATCCACCAGCACCTTGATTTGCAAATAAAACTGTATTAGCAGACCAATTCACTGTTGATGACGCAGATGTTGATACATACGCCCAATATCCAGAGTTGTTTCCATATGCAGTAATTGTAGCAGCCGTTCTTTTTTGCACAGCAAATCTAATTGGACCACCAAATAATGAATTGTTTCCAGCTACTGTTGCAGAACTTCCATTCCCTGTAGCCAAACTTGTTGAGTTTGCTCCATTAGCAGGAGCAGTTCCATCATCAAATGATTTTTCATAATACCTCTGACACAAAGCCAACTCTGTACCATAAGGTCTATAGTCAAATGATGTAGCGTTGCTGCCTTTTTCTAGTTGAACGCCTGTGATGTAGAAGGTAGCACCGTTAGTTCCGACTACTGATACTGATCCAGTAACGCCGTTTACGTTTGCAGAACCCCAAGCACCGCCTGTACCTAAAAAGTTAGCACCTGATCCAACATTATATACAACTGTTAATCCAGCGCCATTATTTGTCAACCAAGTACCTGTTGTATCACCAGGGATAGTTAAAGAAATTGTAGTCCATGTATTTGCTACAGGAACTGAATAGCTAAATGGATAAACTCTATCTCCAGCATTATTTTTTATAGAGCCACTAAATGTACCTGTTAGGCTTGAATAAACTTTAAATGATAATGTTACAGCAGAAGCAGAAGCTGTACCCCATGCTAAATCAGCGATGTTGTAACCTTCAATTGATTGAAAGAATACAAACGTATCAGTAGAAGTAACTGAATAAGCAGAAGATGAAGTAAGTTTTAAGCTAGTAGAAAAACCTGCTGGCACTGTACTTGATTGTTGCAATGTAAATTTACTTGCTTGAGTTACATAGTTTGCCCATCTATCCAACCCATATTGAACTCCACTTGTAGGCGTAAACACCGCCCCAGCATTACGCTGGTCTATCATCATCGCACCATTAATTAAACGATTCTTGAAGCCGTAGTAGCCTGTTGATGTACCTGTGCCGCCGTAGGCTTCGGCTACTGTGCCTGATGTGATTGCAGAACCACTAATGCCTGTTGTTGATGCGGTGGTGAGTACCGTGCCAGATGTTGCTGGCAATGTAAGTGTAGTAGACCCTGCTACTGAGGGAGCTTGAAGTGTGACTGAACCGCTGACATCGCCAGCTATAACTACGCTACTCATTTAGCCTCCAATACTTTAATTTGTTCTGCTTGTGCGTCTATGATAGCTTTTAATTCTTGAATAGATTTAACTAATAATGGAACGATTTTGCTATAATCAACACCCCAAGGAATATCAATAGTGCCATCTTCTTTGTCTTTACCTTCAATAACGGCTTGAGGAACAATAGTTTGCAAGTCTTGAGCAATAAAACCATATTCAACATGAGTTTCATCATCAATCCAGTCATGGCTTACTACTTTTGTAGATAATATTTTATCAATAGCTGATGGTGCATCTTCAATGTTTTTCTTTAATCTAACGTCAGAAGATGTTGGGAACGCTGTTGCAGAGGATGTGCATGAAATACCGCCAACATAAGTCCCTGAAGCATTATAATTAGACCAAGGATATGAAGTTCCTGTGTTAGATGAAATTTGTGCATTAACCCCATTTGCTGTTCCAGTTGGAACTTTAATTACTACTGAAGATGTTGCTGGATTTGTTAATTGCCCAACTAAAACAGTACCACCAGAATCAATACGCATACTTTCAGTGCTTGTGCCACTTACGTTACGACTAAATGTCATTGTTGAAGTAGTTGCAATATTAAGTGATGCACTTAATCCAATAGATGTTGAGCCTGTTGTTGGTGTTCCAGAATAGCTTACTTGGAAGCCTGGATATGCACTAAAGTTAGTATTGCCAGTTGTGTCGCCATCTAGTAAAAGACCTAAAAACCTAACATTACTTGTATTTGTTGCATTTCTTTGAATAACTAATTGGTCATAATTCCAATTTGTATTAGAGTTAAGATAAGTGGTAACCGCTAAATTTGATGAACCTAAATATGTATTATATGTAGAATATAAATTAACCGCTGCCCTAATAGAGCCATTTACATCTAATTTTTGGCTCGGGCTAGTATAACCAATACCTACGTTACCAGAGGAATCAATACGCATACGTTCTGTATTATTAGTGCCAAATACCATAGGATATGCGCCAGAACCCAATAATGTCGCACCATACGCAGCACTTAATATTTGATTTCCTGAACTATTATCTAATCCAACATAAAAGTTTTGTCCTGTATTGCTAAATATATTATATGCAGCGTTAGTGCCTGTTGTAGATAATACTCGTTGATTTCCTGTTGCACTTTGCACATCCAATTTATAAGTAGGGCTACTTGTACCAATGCCCACGTTCTGACTTGTATCAATTGTGACTGCTGCTGTGCCGCCTGTTTGAAGTTGCAGTACTCCGCTTGCGTCTGCTGATGAGACTATCCCTGCTGGACTTGTAGATGCATTAATTGTTGATGCCATATTAAATTACCACCCATCGTGAGCCTGACGGCACTGTTACTGATTGACCTGAAGCTACCGTTACTGGCCCTGCTGAAGAAGCACTATAGCCACTAGGAATACTGTAAGAAGCTGAAACTGTTTGGTTGTTCACTACAATACCATTAGACGCTGACAACACTGGCGCTGTTAATGTTGATGAGCTATATGTTAATGCTGACCCAGTCGTTAATGCGCTTGTAGATGTTGCATAAACAATACCACCTGAAGTAAAGCTAGTTAAGCCTGTACCACCATTTGTTGTTGCTAAAGTCCCTGCAAGTGTTACTGCACCTGTCGTTGCTGTGCTTGGCGTAAAGCCTGTTGTACCTGCACTAAAGGAGCTGACAAGTGAGCTTGAGATTGTAGACCATGTAGGTGCTGCGCCTGTGTTGCCTGTTAATACTTGGCCTGTTGTACCTGCTGCTGTAACACCCAATGCAGAAGTGCCATTACCATAAATAACCCCGTTAGCCGTTGCGCTTGTAGCCCCTGTACCGCCTGCTGCAACTGGTAATGTACCTGCAGTTAACGTTGAAGATGATGTTGAGTAAAGGGCATTATTAGCTGCAGCAAAACCTGTTAAGCCTGTACCACCATAACCTGAAGCGATTGTAGTGCCGTTCCATACAGCGTTAATTATTGTTGCGTTACCGAAAGATGCAGATGTATTGTTAAAGTCGTATGAAGCAGGTATTAAGCTGTAGGCAATCCACGTACCAGCACTTGTGCTATTATCTAAAAGTGTCCAGTAATCAATCGCACCGCCAATCACCACATCCAAAGTAGTAGACGCATTATCAACAACTGTAAGAGTGCCTGTTGAGCCGTTATTAACAATAAAGATAAAGCCCTTTTGCAGTGTTGTTGCATCGGGTAGTTTAACAGTCTGAGTTGTTGTACCTGTAAAGCGTTGGTACTGAGTAGAAGCGCTTGTTAGCGTTGTTGTCCCAGCTGCCGTTACGGTACTTGTAAATCCAAGCAATATATTATTTGCAGTGATGTTCGCATTAGCATCACGTAAAACTACAGAGTTAGCGCCTGAAGAACTTGTTACGCCAGTACCACCGTATGCAACACCAACTGTCGTACCTTGCCATACACCTGATGCGATTGTTCCTAGTGCTGATACGTTACCTGAACCGTCTAGATTAACAGACTTCTCTGATGGGTATGTAACAAAGACTGTCACTGTACCTGAGAATGTAACCGCAGAGCCTGAGTTACTTGAAGCTAAAATGGTTGTGCGAGTTAAGGTAGGGCCTGTTGTTGAATACGTGCCGATACCTACTTCCCAGTTTCCTGTAGTATCAGTTGCACCATAAAATGTTGTATTGCCATTACCAACAACGGTAAATGCTTGGAAACCTTGAACAGACCCACTTAGGGTAAAGCTAACTGTGGTATTAGCCGTACCCGTCTGCGCAACACGGTCGTATAACGCTAGAGCCATTTAGGACTCCTTAGCTTGTTGCAGTTGTAGAGTATGTAACGCTTACTGTATCGCCAGCTGTTGTAATTTTAGCTGTAGCAAATGCACCTGCACTGTATAAAGTACCGCTTGTATTGTTTTGAGTGCTTGAAGCACCTGAACCTGTACATAAGAAACAACCACCAACTGTACCGCCTGCACCTGTGATGGTGTAAGTAATCGCTGTCGCTGCTGATGTTGTTACGTTTGTAGGTGTTGTACCTGTTGAGGTAGAAGCTGCAAATACTGCTGTACCACGAACTGCTGAACCACCAACTGTGTAGTTAGTGAATTCTGTCCAACCTGAGTGTGATGTCATTGTGTCAGCCGCAGTAAATGTTGGGCTTGCACCTGAAATCAACCCTAAGAATGGGCCTGTAGTTGTGTAAGTACCTGATGTGCGTAATAGCGTATCAAGCAATAGTTGTTTACCAACAGCGTTCACTAGGTTAGGGAATGACTCTTCCCATTTTAAGTTACCTGCTGCATCACGGCATTCAACGTGGTATACACCTTCAATACCAACCGTTTCGTTATCGGCAACATTTGCAGCCATTGTGGCTACAGCGCTATCGCCAAAACCCTGTAATTCTTTAATCATAATAAACTCCTAAGAAATTCTTAAAATGGCAGATGTTGAATTTGCCGTTGGAAATGTAATTGTAAAGCTGCTGGTTGCTGTTTTATCAGAGCCAAAATTCAATACAAAACAAGCCGCATTTGTTGTGCTATTGTAAACTAAAGCACCCCTACAAGTAAAACTTGCAGGACTCCAAGTAACATTGCCAAAAGTAACATAAGCAGTATTTGTCGTATTGTCATAAGCCACACTAGGAGTCAGTATTTTACCACCAGCAGTATACCCAGTCCCAGTGACTTCATTCACTGTAGTATATGCGGCAGTTGTTGAGTTTAATGTTGCATTAGCATTATACAGGGCAATCTTATAAACATAAGGCGTACCAGTATTAAAGTTTTCAACACCACTTAATACATTGTTCTTAAAAATAGTTGTTGCTGTTTGGGTAATGGGCATTATGTTTTAACCTTTAATTTGGTTTGACCATCACGATAAGCATCACCACGTTCAAGACCATCGCATAGGCGTTTCAATTGACCAAGCGCTTCTTGGAATTTATTCTCAATATCAGTAATCATATCTGGCTCTTGTTTTTGGAAGAGCGCTGCTTCACGCAATGCACCATAAAACAATACAGGATCAAAGTTAATGCCTAGCCATGATGTGCCTGTTGCATTTGTAACAGCTGATACGGTAAATGATAAGCCAGTACCTGAGTTACCCAAATACGTATTGCTTGCGCTTAATACATCGCCTACAGTGTAGAACTGACCGCCATTTTGAATCGTAACAGATGTAACTTGACCTGTGCCACTAACAATAATATTAGCCGTTGCGCTAGATCCAGAACCACCAGTTAATGGAACTTCATAATAAGCACCTGGTGCATAAGATGAACCTGGCGTTACTGTACCAATTGTAAATATCTCACCCTGTACAATGGTGGGTGGATAGTAGAAATAATGTAATTCTGTATTATAGTTTTGATCAGGAGTTGGTCCAACAATGAACGTTAAGTCATTGATATTACTCAAAGAAGATCCAAATAATGCGTAATGCGTTGGCATCCCTGTCGTTGTAGGATTAGGGAATGCTTCACGAATATAGTTAACGTCTTTGTTCAACATATAGTTGTAGTTGCCAGACGAGTCAATTACAGCAACAGAATATGTAGCAAGCCAGTCAGTTGGCAATGTTAAATATTGGTTACTTGCCGTAAATGTACCAGTAACATTTTTACGCAAAACAGGGACATGGACAGAGTTAAAAATTCTGTCTTCTGCTTCTTGGACAAAACGTGGTATGTTAGCTACAAAAGTAGCTTCCGTAGACTCCATGTAGTCCTGAATTGCTTGCTGTAATTGAACGTAATTCATTACGCCATAGGCCCACGAGCCTTGGTGCCTTTAGTAGCTGCACCGCAACCACGAATAGTGATGCCTTCAGTTTCTGTTTTCTCACCCTTAAAACCAATGCTTACATCCATTGCTGGAGATTCAGAATCAATTTCATCGTATGAGTATTTGTTTGGATCTTTAGACCCACGTTTATTTTCTTCCATGTTCACTCCATGTGGCTTTGCATAATCTGACGCTGGTAGATTATTCTTAGCCATGATTATTTGCTTTGGTTTTTAGCACGGGCTAAGTTACGACCCATCTTCTTCATTGCTTCACCTGTTACAGATGATGCGCCTTTTTTACCTTTTGCACCGCTTTCAATTGCTACGGTTGGACCTGAATCACCAAGGTTAGTGCCTTTAGTTTTACCTTTGGTGTTAATACCACCTGCTGCTGTTCTGAAACCCATGTTAAACTCCTAAGTTGTTGTAATCGTTACTGTACCAATTAACACTACTGGTATCAAGTAATTTGGTGTTAATACTGTATCAAATGTGCTTGCACCACCTACTGGTGCCCAGCCCCATTGAATCTGCCTACTACCATCCTGTGAGTATCCATAAGCATCTGTATTAGTTACTGTAGGATCATAAGGATTTGTTTGCAATCCAGTAGTTCCTGATACTTGATAACTCACATCTGGACGAGGTTCACGTACAGCTTGTGGGTCATTAACAGGATACATCCCCAATTGAAGCTGTGGCTGATCAGGATTCCAACACTCAGGGCATGCTTTAATTGGAACCAACTTGGTTTTAATAGTAAGTTTTTTTAGTTCCCTTAACTTATATCTTTGTCCACAAATATCACACTCTGCAATTGCGTGTTTGCCACTAGAATACTTGGTAGCCATAGTTACCTTGAGTAAAACATGTTACGAGGCACAAAACGTAATGGTGCCTTTTCACGGTCTTCTTGTCCTGCTAAATCATATTGTTGTTCATAGTCTGCTTTAAGCATAGCAATACGGTTAGGATCAACGTTAGGTGACTTAACAGAAATGTAATAAGCCAATCCTGCTACCATCGCAGGGATAAAACGGAATGGAATATCATTAATAATGACACCAGTCCCAGCATCTTGAATCCTACGTAAACGCCAATACACAAATGTATATTGATTGCCTGGTGATTGTGGCGCTGGCCATACGTTTATATTTGGAAGTTGAGGCACTGATATTGCTGCACCTGCATTATGCGATGTAGCAGTCGTACCATTTTGTCCACGATAACAATTTAATAACTGATTACCTGTTTGACTTACGTTAGGATAGTAAATGGTTTCACTATCAATCGTAATATAACCAGATGCTGCAATATTAGATGTATCGCTTAACGTAATAGTTGTGTCTGTTGCGCTAATATTACCTGCCACTGTATTGCCAATAAGTGTTGATGTCGTAGGGTTTACATTACCTGACTGACGATCAATCCAAACTTGAATAGGACGGCCTACAGCGAGTTTATTTGGTATGGTTGAATACGTATCCTCAGAGATACGATTAATGTTGATATCAACTTGATTCTGTAGCGTTCCCGTACGGATTACTTGGCTTAATAAATCAATAGTATCAACAGGCAATGGATATTTGACTTGGTTAGTATTCATAGGAATCTGACCTTCTTCAATCGTCCACAAGTTAATGCCACGATTAGCCCATTCAATCGTCAGCAAGTTAATGCTACGTCTAGCGGTTCTAAAGTCATAACCTGAACGTAACTCAATACCAGCACGTTCAAAACTTTCTTCAATTAAATCATTCATATTTAAATTGAATGATGATGTTCCTGTGGTAACAGCCATTACTTATCCCAATTTATGTTAATACGTACAATGCCAAGGTCAATGATGATGTAATTAATGGTTTCATCTTCTGCAAATTCAAAACCAATCATAAAACCACTGATAAATTCAAATCCGCAGTAGATTTCCATTATTTTAAACCTTTTAAAGTTTCTGCTAGTCTAGCACGTTTGCCTAATTTACCTGAGGCTTTTGCGGCTTTAGCAAGCTTTTTAGCTGGAATCTTTTCACCTTTAGGTACACCTAACTCTTCATGAAGTGCATTAGGCTTACGAATAGCATTACTAATCCAACCACCCTTTTTATACACTTCTACATCTTGAGGATGGTCTTTACGATGAATAATTTTCTTACCTGGCATTTTGCTTGGGTTAATATCACCCATTCCACGAGAAGCTCTCATTATACGTATCCTGTAGTAGTGTTTGATGTATTTGGTGCCACTTGAGCAGTAGTTGCTGGATTTGCATTCATTGGATTGCCCCAACGATCTTTTTGTCCTTCAAACATTGGCAAGCCACCTTGTGGTGTATTCATTTGAGTCTGATTGCCCATTTGTGGTTGCATAGCGCTTGGATTAAATTGACCAGCAGTTTGTATATCAGTATCAGGAACTCTAGTTGCACCATTGCCAAAACCAAAACCAGCATTACCAGGACCCATTCCGTATGAAGCAGGACCACCAAATGAACCGATAGGCGCATATGGTGTAGTCACTTGATCTGGGCTTTGAACGTTATAGTTATTACTAAACGCTAGATTAAATGGCTGATACGGTGGTGGTGTTGGATTACTTTGTTGCTGCCCATATACTTGTGGCTGGCTATATCCTTGAGGATTAGGAGCAAAGTTATTTCCATACGGCTGAAAACCATAAGATGGTTGACTACCGTAAGATGGCGCAGGCGCAGAAGATTGAGCACCTGTATTGCCATTCTTTTGAAATGCTGCTGCAGCACCGCCCATGTTATTTTTTGCCTTTAGACATTCCGCCACCACACATGGTTTTAACATGTTCATGATGTGGTTTAAATCCAGCAGCGTGTTGTTTCATACCATCCATATGATGTTTAAAACCACCTGAGTGTTTAGCCATAGCATCTTTAGCATGTACAAAACCACCTTTTTTGTAACCACCTTTTACAGGTTGATTACCTGCATTTAAATCAGGTGCATATTTTTTAGCATCTTCATTAGCAAGCAAATTACCTTTTACTCGTGCACCAATTTCTTTAGCTTCTTGGTTAGGAGTATTTAAAATAAATTCTTCAGTATCTTTACTTCTATAATTAGGACCTGATTCATAGCCTGTGCTACTTCTATCAACGTCTTTATAGTAATTTCTATGTAAATTCTCAATGTTTTTAAGGTTGCCCTTAACATCACTAAATACCATTGGGTCTTTTTTAGCCATGATTATTTCTTTCCAAACGATTTGATATGTTCATTATGAACTTTGTGCCCACCAGCATGCTTTTTGTAGATATCAGAATGATGTGTGCCACCAGCTGATTTTTTAGTGTATTCTACATGGTCAATCATGCCACCTTTTTTCATAGTTGTTGGTACTGTAGGTTTTAGATATTTACCTTTAGAATCTGTCGCTGGGAAGTCATCTTCAGGTGCAGCAATGATTTCAGTCTTCTTAATGACAGCTTTAGGTGCTTTTTTAGCAGCTGCTTCAGCTTCATAATCAGACATGTTTTTCCACTTACCACCCGTGAAATCTTCAATGCCTTCTTTAATCTTATCTAAAATGCCCATGATTTAGCACCATTTACCTTTAGTCTTACCTTTAGATGCAATACCATCTGCACGGCTAGATGCTGAACCACCTTTAGCCATGTTCTTTGGTGCAACTGTAGGGCCTGAATCACCAAGGTTCTTACCACGTGTTAAACCACGTTTTTGAACAGCTGATTGACCGAATTTAGTTAGTTTGTTAGAGCCTTTTTCTACGTCTTCTGCCATAGTTTTAGGACCCATTGTTTCCTTAGCCATTGCTTTACCACCTTTCTTCATACCTGGAACTGGAGCACCGCCTGCTGGGGCCATTGCTGCCATTGGATTAACTGGAGCTTGTTGAGCGCCAAGTGCTTTTGCAGCCATAAGTGCCATAGCTGGATTGATTTGTTTGCGTTTCATAGCGCTTCCACCTTGTTTAAGTTTTGATAGATCAGTACGTTTATCTTCATGCAATTGCTTATCATGCATGCCAAAAGCCTTTTTAATGAGCTTTTTATCTTCTTTAATATCATCGTGTTTCATTAACATTTCCACCTTTTTAATGATGCTGCTTTGCGTGTTGGCTTGCCATTCTCATCTTTCATTGGTCCTGGCATACCTGACATACGTGCACAGAATGATTTCTTACGTGGGCCACCTTCTGGCTGTGGAGCCTTAAGATGACTACCTGTTTCACGATTGTATTTTGCTCTGCCCTTTTCAGTAAGTCCAGCACCTTTTGATACAGGTAACTTTTCACCACGACCTACTGATAGTGATACACCACCCTTAGCCATCTTTGCTGTTTTAGCTGACTCTTTAAAGTCCTTGGCTGTAGGAGCACCTTTAGAACCAGGTTTACGCATTGTTTCACCACTGCCCTTAGCAATACGCTCTTGCTTAGCATGAATGTTTGCATATAACCCACCAGATTTAAAAGTTTTACCTTTGTCTGCAGCTGCAAATTCTTTACCTACGGATTGTTTAATACCAACTTTTTTAGCAAAAGATTTGCTATGAGCTACCGCTTCCATCAAGTTATGTTGTGCTTTAGATTTGCTAGGCATAATTATTTGCTTGCATGTTCAATAAACCAAGCTACTAATCCGCCAACAATACTAGCGGCACTGCCAACGGCAAGTAGCATTCTCCAACCACCGTGAGCAGCTGACAATGTATCATTAATTTTTGCAAGTGTATCTTTAATTTCTTGCATATCTTTAACCATTTTGTCCATATCTGCTTGTAAATGTTTGATTTCATTAGCATGTGTGGCCAACTCTCTAGCGGTTTCTAATTCAGCAGGAACACTCATATATCACCTAGCCGTAACAAATAGAAACAGATGTTACATTAGTAACTGCAACATAAATACCGTTGTAAGCCAAAATTCCTTCACCAGGAATAATAACTTGGAATGGCTGAACACCTGAGCTAGTTTTAGATTGCCACAGGATAGGACCTGTATTATCTGTACCATCATAAAAAGTAACTGTACCTGCAGTACCAGTACCAACAAATACTGCTTGTTTTAGCCTTGCACGGCCTGTATATAATTGAGCAGGAAAAGTACCAGCATAGGCAGCTTTTACGTCATATTGCATTGTCATAATTAATCTCCTGAATTGATAATAGGGGACCGAAGTCCCCTTAGATTAATTAGTCAAAGTTACCGTATGGGTATGTTGTGCCGTTACCAATGTTCAAGTCTTGTTGAGCATAACGCAATGTAATGTTCATTTGACCTGATGTTGGAGCTGTCAATGAAGCTACAGTCATTTTAACTGTTACAACAACTTGTGAGAACCATGAAGGTTGTGTACCTGGTTGCAAGTTTTGTACGTCTTGCAATGTACCATTTGCATAGTCTAATTGTGTACCTGTAAATGTTGCTGTACCACGGCCAGCTGAAGTAATAGCAGCCATTGTGCCGTATACGCCAGTAGTTGTAGCAAAGTTATTAGAGATATATGGTTGGATTGAAGTTACTGTATGTGTGCCATCAGATGGCATAGCACCAACATCAACGTATACGTCAGTAATGTTTGAACCTTGTGGGATTAGGAATACAACACCACGGTAAATTGTACCAGTTGCGTCAGCTGTAGGCGCTGAAGCTGCTGTAGGACCTGTGCTGCTATAGTTACCACCTTGTGGTGTATAAATTGTAGCTGCGCCGTTTGGAATGCCATTTGATGTAACAAATACACCAGAACCACCTGAATAACCAAGAGTTTGTGGAGTTGTAACAGCAAAATCAATAAATGCTTGTTGAACCAATTCTGCGTACCCAACATCACGTTGTGGACCAAAACGGTTATCGCCCGATAAAATCGGACCGTCAAAAGTAGAGCGACCCATAATATATTTCCTTATGCAAAAGAGCTTTTACCAATCGTTGCATCGTCTGCTGGGGCAGTGGCGGCAAAAGCGGAATCCCAGATAGTTTAAGTTTACTACAAATACAATATAAAACAAATACTTTTAATAAAAAAAAGCCCAACTTTTTAGGGTCGGGCTTCTTTATTACTGCGGCTTAGTAAGAACCGTAGATACCTAGTGGATCTGATACACCGAAGCTGTAACGTTCACGTGATTTATAACGTACATTACCTGTATCAAAGTCACCATCCATGCTGTTTTGCAATGGTGTACGAACGAAGTGTTTCAAGCCGTTTGGTACATCAGTTGTCAAGAACCATGCGTTAGTAGCTGTCAAGAAGTGGTTAATTGTATAACCTTCTGGTACAGCGCCATTGTTCTTAATAGCATTGATATCGTTGTTGTTTGTACCAACACGCAATTCAGTTTCAAGCAAACGAGTTGCTACGAATTGAAGAGCTGGTGGCACAACCAATTTCTTAGGACGAGCAGCGATCAAAAGACCACGTTCATCAGTCCAACCTGCGATTTGAATAACAGCATTTTCCAATGATGTTTCGTTCAAGTCAGCTGGAGTTGATGGTGTATTAGCATTAGTACCGCCATTAACTAGTGGGTGAGCTGTAGAGAACAAAGGTTGACCGTCACCATAAGTGTAAGCACCGTTGAAGCCGTTGTTAAGAACAGCTGCTGCTTTAACTTGTTTAGTGTAAGCCATAGCACGAGCCAAACCTTTTGTGTAACGTGCTGACAATGAGTCATACAAGTTATCTTCAATCGCTTCTTCAGTTAAGCTGAAACCAAGAGCGATAGTTTCGTGGTTGTATCGGGCTGTCCAAGCTTCTTGAGCATTGTCATAAGCGATGGCTGAGCCTTCGTTTTTAACAGGTGCTGCTGAGAAGCCTGATAGCTTTGTTTCTTCTTCAAAGCTACGTTCTGAGGTTTCAGTTTCGTAGATTTCACGGTGTTCTTCACCGTAACGGGCATATTCCAAACCAAACAAAGCGTTAAGGCCTGGTAATAGCTCTTTCAATAATTGTGCACGAGAGATAGCCATATTAAATTACTCCTTAAGCTGCGTAGTAGTTATGGATACCGAAGTTAATTTTTACAAGAACTTCTGGGTATGATGTGAATACAACGGTTGATCCAGTAGGAATGCTTACGTTCTTATCAGTAGTGATAGAAGTAGTACCTGTTGAATAACCACCTGAGTTAGCTACGAAAGCGCCAGTTTGAACTAATTGACCGTTCAACAAGTATGCAACGTCAGCACCTTGAGGAATAGCAGCAGGAAGACCTGTGCCTGTCAATGTGATAGTTGTACCTGGAGTGCTTGCGTTACCGCCAGTTGCAGAAACAGCAGTTGCTGTATCAGGAACTAGAGCCAATACACGGAATGGAAGACCTGTTGATGGTGTTGCTGTAGGAGCAACTAAACCGTTCAATGAGTCACCGTTCAATGTGTTACCAGCTTGGTATGAACCAGCTAAGTTAAGACCAACGATAGCTTGTGAAGCTGAAGCTAAAACTGAACCACCGTTAGCAGTTACCATTGCAGCTTTAAATACTGTATCTGGATCTTCAACAATGAATGCTTGAATATCACCAGCAGCTGTATTAGCTGGGTAGTATTGGCTGAATGTTTTTTGTTTTGTTACTGGGTTAGTGAATGAGCAACCAGCAAATACACCGATGGTTTGTTTACCAGATGTAGATGAAGTTACTTGTGCTAATGTTACTAAGCCGTTCGTTACAGTTACAAAGTCACCAAAGAAGATATTGGTATTGTAGTTGTTTTGGATGGTGTATTGACGTGTACCACCAGCAAACACTTGACTACCAATAAGGTTCAGTGCTTTAAAACCATAAGGTGCGGAAATGACTGGATAAGCCATATTGTACTCCTAAGTTAAAAAAGTTTATTTATTGCCAAATGTGACCGTTGATTTCTTCTCAGAGAAAAGAGGCATACGGGCATCGTTCTGACGCATGAAGCTATTATCAACTGCTTCGGCCTGTTGAGCTGTTTGGTTATTTTCATACTCCATACGTTGCTGTACCAACTCTTCAGGGGCCTTACATAACAATAAGCCACCAATCTCAATACTGCCTTCAAAACGGCTGGTTGGATCGGTTAATAGTTTAAATTTAGGTTGTTCCTCAATCGTCACAGGTTCCCAGCCTTCTCTCAATTTAGATGAGACATTGCGTGGGTCCGCATTGTTAAGCATTGAAGTTCTAATCCAACGATAAGCAAATCCAGCTTGTTTGTCTGGTTCTGGTAACAACTCAGGTGGTCGCCATGTTTTTGGACGCTCTGATTGTTGACGATTGCTTACTTCACGGGGAATTCTTGTATCAGCCATTTTGTGACTCCTGTACTTTCGTTAATTCCATAGCGTATTGCTCTGGGGTTAATTTGAATTTCTTAGCCAAAGCTAATTGTGTCTGCGTCAGTTTGATCTTTTTGGAGGATGTGGACCGAGTAGCAGGCGCTACTACCGTGTTGGACTTCCTAGGGGCAGAGTCTTTGGTCTCTGCTTGTGGTTCACCAGCAAATTTGTCTGGGAATCTTTTTCGCACTTCGGTATCAATAACGCTCCAGTAATAGTCAGAGCCAGCTGGGACTCCTTCTTTTTCTAGGCGTCTATGAATGCCCATAGCGAGAAAACTCATATCCTCATCTGTGCCATACCAGCTATTTTTATCTAGCCATGCTTGGGTTTTTGAGTCCAAGCGTTGAGGTTGTGCTTGAGGTTGTTGTATTTGTACACTATTTTCCCATTCTTGTAAAGCATTTTCATCAAATTGAGGTTTATATTGTTCAATTTGTTGTGCTTTCATCTGTGCACGGGTCAATTTTTCTTGTGCAGCAACCAGCAATTCTGAATCACCAGAGTCATAAGCCTCTTTATATTCACGCTTAGCCATGTCAACTTCACGGGCTACGCTATCTTTTGCTGTTGTTACGTATACTTTTTCACCTTCAGTTAGTCTACCTTGCAGTTGCTTAGTGCGTTCTAACAAAGATTGGGCTACACGTACTGCTTCTTCTTGCTCACGGAACGCTTGTTCTTTAGCTCTACGTTCATCGTTGATTAATTTTTTCATTTGCAAGAGACGTTGTTTAGCCTCTTTAGAATAAGATTCTAGATCATCTTCATCAATGTCCTTAACAATCTCTTCTGGTAAAGGTTGAGCATGTTTACGATCTTCCTCAGGAGTATCGTCCTCAATTTCAATCTCAATCTTATCTTCAATTAATTCGTCTTCGTTATCCATTTCATCTGGAAACTTGTAGTTGTCAGCCATGATTTACTCCTATGCTCTACTAATACCACGTGGATCTTGCACAATACCTTCCACGGAGTCATCGTTAATAATACGGAATTCACGGCCATGTATCTTGAGTCGTGTGCCAGTGTTTGGTCTAGCTAGAATAAAGTCACCTGGCTTGCACCAAGGACCATTAGGGAAGCGAGCTTTATCTTGATAACAATCAGGACCAAGCTTAACTACAAAAAATACTGTAGATAAAAGTTCTTCAGTCTTAACTGCCATATCTGGTTTGATAATCCCAGACTCATATTCCTTTTCTACTTCTGGAATAGCACAAAGAATACGATATCCTGAGGGTTCAGGTAATTGGCTTGCTTTATCCTCATCGCTTTGTAGAGTCGGTTCGGCAATCTGTTCTATCGGTTTTATTTCAAATACTTCACCAGGGTTTGATCCTGGCAGTATGATTTCACTCATCAGAGTTCTCCATATAGTTTTTAAGGTCTTCTACATATCTACGAGTGGAAAGGAGACCTGATATCTTCCCACAAGTGTTTTGGTATTCAGCATAGTCTTTGGCCATGCCTCTACCTAAATGATCCTGCAGGCTTGCTACAGTCTCATCTATTTCTTTTAGAATCGCTTCTAATTGGTTCATTTATTTTCCTTTTTTGAAGGTTGGTTGTTTGTTTGCTCACGTTGCATATCCATTTGGGTGATATGTTTCGCAGCATCTATTGCTACTCTTGCTTTCTCTGCTTGACGTTGTTGGTTGAGTTGCGCTTTAGCTTTGCCAGTTTCAGCACCAATTCTCATCCCTTCAATACGTTGTTTTGCTTCCAAGTTGTTTTTGTCAGCTTGGACTTTGGCACCTACTTGCATGCCAGCGATTTCTTTCTGTGCTGCAATACGTTGTTTTTCAACTTCAATTTGGTCAGCCTTAGCTGCCGCCTCAATCTGCATCTTCTTCATCTTAATATCAATCTCTTGCGCTTTAAGTTGAAGTTCTTTCATCTGCATTTGAACTACTGGATCGTTAGCTGCTTGTTGAGCTTGTTGTGCAGCCACAGCAGTTTGATTTTGATTGAGTAAGTTTTGTGCAGCAGGTACAGCCAAACGAGTGATTTGTGCTTCAACCTCTGGAGACATACGATGGTCTTCATCAATTTGTGGAATTGACATGCCCATTGCTTGTTCCATTTGACGTTTGTACTCTAAGCCTACGTGCTCAGTGATATGTGCTTGCATTGCTTGCATGATCATTGGAGCTTGTGGGTTTTGACCAATGACTTGTTTGATTTTTGGATCATTCATCGCTGCCATATGTATTTGGATATGCGCTTGATGGTCTTGGAATGGGAAAGCTTTCAATGGTTTGTTAGCTAATGCGTTTGCATTCTCAGAAACTGGGTCTGTTGGTGACTGATCTTCTGGAAGCGCTACTAATTTGTCAGCATTCTTAATGCCTAACACTTCTAACATCTGACGATGTAGATACGGAAGGTTATAAAGTTGTGGCGCTGTTTGAGAAAGTTGTAAAACTGCCTGATATTGCACCACTTTTTGGCTCATTGTAGCCGCATTTGGGTCAGAAACAGGGATAATATTGACCATTTCGTAGTCAGATTTACGTGCTTTACGAGTGCCTGTAGAAGGGTCGTATGAGTACTCAGCAGGTGCGTAATCGGCAATAATTTCCTTCAAAAGCTTGAATTCTTGCTTCATAGAGAAGTGAATTCGGGCTTGAATTGCACTCATTGTCTTGAGTTGGCGCTCTAAAATAGCCAGTGTTGTACCAACTGGGCTGTTAGATGACATGTCTGACACCTGCAAATCACCAGCTGAAGCGAATCTACGTGCTTCATCAATTATTTTATCCATCAAACCAGCCAATACTTGACTAGGTTCCTTGTATGGAAGGGGCATAATGTTGTCTTTCATTGCCCCTGAAGGTACGTCTACATCCCTAAACTCACCTGGAGCGATAGGAGTATCGTCACCTTTGACTCTAAGTCCTCTAGTTTTAAACCCACCAGGTAAATTGGAGAGTGAACCAGCGTCAACCAGTTGTCGTAAGATAGAAGTTCCAGATTTAGCATAGGCACCTAGGATATGAATTAGACCAAAATCGTAAAATCCAAAGCCTGGGATGTATCCGTATTTAACAAAGTGGTTACGTTTTTGGTGTGTTTTATCACCAGGTCTCCAGTTCCTACGGATTGCAAGAACCATGCCAGTGTTTTTCTCAATTGTTACCACGTATGGAAGCGCAAGACCTGTTTCCTCGCCATCTTCATTTGTGTGCTCATAGCCTTGTAGGTCAAGGTCAACGTGCATCTCTAGCAATTTATAGCGGTCATCAGATGTAGCACGGAAGCCAAGCTTCTCAGCAATCTTCTTTTCTACTTCATCTAATGTCGTATCTGGCGCACCTAGATCTACATCACGGTAGAAGCCAGCTAATTGCAAGCGTAATACTTCATTCTCTGTCTTACGCATGACATGAGTCACACGTTCAGCGGTTTCAATACGTGATGCACCATAAGGAACAACAACGTCTTCTGCTGGGATATAAATAGATGTTTGACGGTCTAATGCTGGGTCAACGTAAACCTTTTTAAAGCCGTTACCTGAAAGACCAGTACCCCAAAGCATACGCTCATGTTCTGAACGGAACTCAATCATACGATCTGTTAGTTCATAGTTCATGTCATCTACAACACGAGACATTGCATCCTTAGTCTCTGGCGTTTCTTTACCAATGATCTCGCCCTTACATGGACCAGCTGCTGGGAACGTATCCATGATAGTTTCAGATTGGAACTTAACAACAGCTTCAGCCAAAATAGGATGGTACACACCACACGCACCTTCCCAAGGCTCACTGCGTTCTTCAATCTTCAAGCCAAGCAACTCAAGGCCATCTACATACGTCTGAATCCAATCTCTGCGTGAGTCTACGTCAGACTCATAATCACCAACAAGGTCACCAGCTAACTGGGTCAGGATAGACTCAGGAATATATTCTGCAAGGTTGGCATCAAATTCTTCGCCATCCGCAATAGCAGGCTCATCTAACTCAACCTCATTTGGATCTGTGATTTCAATTTCAATATCTGGTGTTTGAATTGCACCAAGTCCTAAAGGTGCTGAATATACTGCTTTATCTATAGACATTATTAATTCCTAAAAAGTGGTGTTGACTAATTGCGAATAATACATTATATGCGGTAATTTTAATAGTAGGCACGTTTACGTTTAAATTCTACAGGATCATCTTCATAATCAGAGGGTAACGGAATAAATCCGCCCTTACGGAAACGCAATAATGCTTGCGTGGAACTATCCACCAAGTCATCGTGATCTGAGTTAGGAAAGGCAGCAATCTCTTCAACCACTTCTTCTGCCCATCTCTTACGTGGTGCCCACACTTTACCTGAGGCAAACAGGTCTGTCACCGCATTCAAACGAGAAATCTTATCGTTACCACGTACTGGGGTGAACTCTTGTACAGGAATTCCCATACGTCTAAGCTCAAATACTAGCGGTGCACCTGACGCTTTTGCTTCCACAATAAACGCATCTGGCTGCCATTCCTTGTACATATCCATAGCTCGTTGTTTTAATTCAGGAAATTCCATACGCTCTTTAAGGGCATCCAATAGAATGATATTGGGATCGTTGTGATCCTCATCCTTATAGAAAACTCCCCACGTTGTACAGGCTGAAAAGTCAGAACGCTCATTCTTAGTAAATGCCGTATCCCAAGATTGGATAATAAACTCACAAGGTGGTGGACGTTCACCTTCCCAAACCTGCCACCACTCACGCTTAACCAGCGCACCTTCCTCAGAAGTTGGGTTCTGTTGGTACTGGGCTTGCCATTTAGGTAATGGTAACTCCGTCCTTAGGGCATCCAATTCCTCATACGACCAGAACTCTGGCCATAAAGGTTTATCACTTGGCAAGATAGCAGGTAACTCAATGATCTCCCACTCTTCACCGTCCCGATCCACCATAGATTGTAAGATCTTGCCAGTCAGATCACGCTTAGACCAGCGTGTCATTACGACCACAATAGAACCGCCTGGTTGTAAACGTTGACGAGGACCAGAGGTATACCACTCGTATACATTATCAAATACGGATGGATCTTGTGCTGCTAGTCTCGCTTCCTGTTCCGAATGCGGGTCATCAATAATGAGGAGATCCGCACCTTTACCAGTAACAGTACCACCAACACCGATAGCAAAATACTCACCATTAGCATTAGTAGACCAGCGACCAGCGGCTTTACTATCAGCCCTAAGACCGACATCGGGGAATATTTTCGCATATATCTCACTATCCAATAAGTTACGCACCTTACGACCAAAACCCACAGCCAGCTCCGCTGTGTTTGAACACTGAATAATCTTCTTGTTCGGGAACTTACCTAAGAACCATGCAGGCAGCATATAAGAAGCAAACTCAGACTTAGTATGACGAGGTGGCATGTTAATAATCAAACGCTTAGTCTTGCCCTGGGCAATCTCCTCAAACTTCTGTGCCATCAGCTTATGGTGACGGCCATCAATAAACGTAGGCCACATGGTGTGCACAAACGCTAAGAAGTCATCTCTTCCCTTTTCCCGTACCACAGAATCATTAAAGCTCTCCATCTGAGCATAAATCTCCGCTTGCTCCGTTGGTGGCAATAATGCAATCAGTTCTTCTAAGTTCATTCAATGTTCCTAACACGTAAATACGCAGGACGTATAGATCTTGCTCTCCCCTTTACACCCTTACATACGCCTAAATCAATTAATGTTTTCATCTTACGGGCAACATTACCACGACCCTTTTCACCCGTAATACGCATGACATCATCCACGGTAGGGCCAAAGCCATACATCTTCCACCATTCATCAATGACCAAGAAGATCTCTTTTTGCGCTGATGTCATTTTTCTAACGTTCCATCTGGACATTCCATCCAGTTCGTATTACCCGTAGGAACCCATACGCCATTCTCATCTTGCGTCACCTCAACCCACAGCTGCTGCAAAACCTCACGGCCATTCTTGTTAATATACTTAACCTGTTCTGTTGCTTTCCATTGATCACTCATTGATATCTCCATATACAGAATTCATTGGATAATGTACCTTCGTCACACGGTTATCAAACCGTACACCATGACTCTCAGCCCACATGACAAACTCCTCCACATCCTTAGGCATAGGGTCAGGATACTTAGGTGCCATTCTTGCCCTTTCAGCCTCAGCTAATAAGAACCTATTCAATTCCTTACACCTACGATTCATCTTCCACCAAGCCACCAATCCCTTAGGACCACGCTTAAGCTTGCGTAACAGTCCAGCAAGTCTCCACCTAATAGACTTCAACTTACGTATATACCACTTATCACTAGGATCATATAACCTAACCCACATATCTCTCGTCCTTAAATCGCTAAAATTTTTTATATATTTTTTTCCACATTGTCATCTAAATCAGTGACGGGGGCATCTTCCCACCAACGATCCTCTTCTTCCTCCCCAGAATTCACACCAGGGTGCCCATCCGTTTCTGAAACTGGATTTGTTTCTGATTGTTTGTCTGGAACGCCATTTGTTGGTAATTGTTTGTCTGGAATAGTATGCATAGCAAGCCTGTGGGTGTCAGGCTCAAAGTGAGGGGTGGCACTGGGTGGCGTGTCGCTCTGGGCGTTTTCGTGTTCTTGGTCATCGTTTTGCGTTTCGGCTTCTACGGTCTGCATCTCTCTTGCGTTGGCTATCTCATTGAGGAGGCTTTCTGCTGATGCTCGCTTGTCATCGCTTAATGTATTGGTCTGTTTGATTGCGTTTGCTATTGCGTTGATGAGCTTTGCTTTCGCTTCTGTTGTGTCGGCTTGCTTCACTATCTCTTTGCGCTCTGTAAATGCGCTAACCTCTGTGAGTTTGCCTAGCAGTTCAATGGCTCGCAGTTGGTCTGATGTCTTGATGTTGTCGTCTAGGGCTTTTTCAGTCAGTTTCTGTACGATAAGACTTCTTAAATGAACGGGTAAAAGATATGCAGTCGCTTCATTAGCCAGCTTCAATCGCTCTATCATTGTTTGCACGTTGGTGTTGTTTGCGAGTTCGTGAGCGTTGCGGGCTTGCGTGGTTGGTTTGCCGTTGGAGTTGTATGCTTCTCTGTATGCTTTAGCCTTTGGTTCTCCGTTAGCTACTTTCTCTGCAAAGTCTCTCTGCTTCTTGGTGAGCGTGGTTGTCTTACTATCTGCGCCCAAGAGTAGCTTCTCTATCGGCTGTTGTTTTAATCCCTCTGCTATCTGTTTGCGTGTTAGTTTCATAATAGGTACATATTGAGTATTTAATTGACAGGGAGATTATTCTCATAATGTGAGTTATGCAAGAGGCAAGGTTAAGGACGGGATATGTATATATGTATATGGTGATAGTTGTATATCTCTCTATGTTACTTCTATATACGGATGTCTGACTTGGACTGTATCGCTACGCTCTTAATGGGCGGTTTTAGGTTTTGAATAGGTGAGAGCTGCACTCATTGTACGAACGTACAGAGAAGGCTTGAAATAGGGCTTTAGTGTACGAACGTACAGGAAAAACGGCTTTCATAATCGCTCTATAACGCATTATTTTGATGAGGTTGATACCTTAGCCTTAGCCTTTTATTTAATTTTAAGGACGTTTTAGAGTATCTCTCTATGACTACATGGCTATGACTGTATCGCTTCGCTCTTTTGGGCGGTTTTAACCTTTCATATATCCCTTAAATTATTTTGTTTTAGTGTATTGCATTGTGGATTTGTTTAGTGTCTAATATCGGTAGGTAGCTCGGTATTGGGTCGGCTACTATATAAACAAAGGGGTTTATTATGGAAGTGAAACTAAATCAAAAATCACGATTGGCTAACGCTAACCTATTCTTACTTGAGATTTTGATTAACGAGTTATTAGATAGCAAGGATGCCGAAAGAACGCAGAACGCTATAAATGAGATAGCAAATTTTATGAGCAACAAAACTAAAGAGGCTTAACCATGTGGACGATGAAAAAGTTTAGAACCTTTAAGGCTTACAGTAATTGGATAGATAAGAATAAAGCACATTATCAAATTGAGCCTTTATTCATAAACAACGTATGGGCTTTGGAGTATCGCAAATTAAGAGTTATTTACTAGAGGAGATTAAAAAATGAATTATACAGTTGAGGTTGGCGGTGTTACTTGGTGCTTTAGTCATGAATGGGATGCTAAACACTTTGCAATAGATGAAGCGTACAAAGGTCTTAAAAATATATTTGTTAAATACTACGATAAGACTATATATCGTGTCGTTAGTTTTGGTTCATGTTATGCAGTTGAAAGGGTTTAATTATGAAATACTCAAAAATGCCACAAGTAGTTAAGAGCTTAAAGATTATCACGCTAGGAAACGTGACTATCTATGCAGAGCAGGACGAGCCTATCACTAAAGCGCAGGTCAAGGCTTGGGGCGCACATATAAGAGACTGCGAGGAAAACTTTTTAAAAGGCGAATACTTGCCTTACTTGGGGGCGATGTAATGGGAGACTTGGGCGATAGGTTGGTTTTTTGGGCTTCGGTTGTATGTTGGGTTTTTCTTATTTACTTACTAATTAAAGGGGTTTAATCATGGCGAGATTATATGTTGGCACTTATGCAAAATATAACAATGGCTCAATTGCGGGGGCTTGGGTTGATTTAGATAAGTTTAAGGATAAAGAGGCATTTATTGAGCATTGCCAAAAGCTACACGCAGATGAGGACGATGCCGAGTTTATGTTCCAAGACTTTGAGGGCTTCCCTAAACGCTTTTATAGTGAAAGCGGTATTGACGATGAACTCTTTGATTTTTTGGCTTTAGATGAGGATGAAAAACTATTGCTTGAGGCATACATTGAGGCGAGTGGTGATGTTTTAGCCACGATTGACGATGCTAACGATGCTTATCAAGGGCAATATAACAACGATATAGATTTTGTTTCCGAACTTTTGGAGAGTTGCGGAGATATTCCCGAAAATATGCCTAATTACATTGTGATTGATTGGGAGATGACGGCACGAAATATCATGTTTGATTATGTAGAAGCTAACGGCTACTACTTCCGCACTTGTTAATGTCATTTTCTAGCCCTTTCGGTTGAGAGGGTTAGAGGGCTGACATTAGCCGATAACTTGAGGAGGTTACAACATGAGTAAGCATGAGCCAATTAAGGAGTTACGCTATAGAGTTACAATTGATTTGTCTATGGCATACGAGGACGAAAACAATCCCGATTTGATGTCTGCAAGAGCCTTAAGGTATGAAGTTCAATCATGGCTTGAGGATTTAGGCTTCAAGGTTGATGTGACTGTTTTTAATTATGGAGTTTAATTATGTTTGTATCTTTTGAGCGCATACAGTTGGGCGCAGGCTTTAAGCAAAACGGGACGGAGTTTATAAAGACTTCTACTCGTACGGCTAGATTATTGGAAAATCCATCCAGAGTTTTTTATTTTAGTAAGAGTGAATTAGTACCTTTCAAGGATGTTAAGACACTCACACAAACACTAGAGGAGGTTACACAATGAGGACGGAGAGACAGTTCAACAGAGAGGCGGGAAACTTGCTTATTCTCATATATTTATCAATCTTTGCGCTGACTTATCTATGCGCCTATGGCTTTTAGGGGGTTAATCATGGAATACGCTATTTTTCAAATAATGCGCCATGCAATGCACCTAAACGCAGAGCGAGCATATACAAGAGTTTATATAGATAAGCACGAGGCTAAAAATGGCTAAATTTTATGTGACTATAAAAAGCAGTAGTTATTACACAATAACAGTGGAAGCTGATAGCAAGGATGATGCGCTGACGGCTTTTGATTGGAATGACATTGATTGGTCAGACCCGCAACACATTGAAAGTGATATATCAGAGGTTGAACAGATAAAGGAGGCAGAGCATGAAGCTATTTGATAAGGTTGAATGGGCGGTTAGTCGCCTTGTTGATAACTATGAATGGCAAGGTGTATTAGAGTTTGAGGACTTTTTGCACATACAAGAGCAATTAGTCTATGCGGTAATGGCTGACGAGGGCAAAGCAGAAGCCTTTGTTAATGTATGCTTGGATGAAGGTGTTATTGAGGAGGAGTGATGAGCATGAGGCAATTTAGACCGAACGACATTGTTTATTTTATTGGTACAGATACAGAGGAGGCGCATTTATCCCGTATTGTGGATGTTTTCAATGAGTTTCCTATGCAAGTAAGGCTAGACACTGTTGGAATTCAAGACATGGATACTATCAGACATTTTCAAACATATAGGGAGATTACAAAATGAATTACAGAGGCGCATACGCAACAATTCAGTGGCTAGATGACAATCACATAGTGAATGATTGTTATTTTAGCTTTGGCGGTAACCTAGATGATGCTGATGACATAGAGGAGGATTGTTTCGGTATTCCAGACCATAAAATATTTTACTTTTGCGACAAAGGAGTAAGTGAGCTTGACGAATTAAAAGACAGTAACTTTGATTTTAAGGTTTTAGATTATGAATTAGTGGAGGCTTGAGATGGAAATTAAACACGAGAAAGTGATGGAGGCAGTTGCAAAGATGTCACCAGTTGAAGCGTGTGAGTTTTTGAAGGCGGTAACTGATTATCTACAAGCGCAAAAAAGGATATATGCGGAAAGGTATTACGAGAGTGACATAGCGGATGGAGTTTACGATATGTTATTTAGTAACAATTGCGACATAGACTTTATCCGAGAGTTTCCCGATGCAGAAGTAAATTATGAGTTTGCGTATATCAAGTTAAACGATGAGTTTGTAATTAAGATTGAAAGGATTTGATGATGAGATTAGCTACTTATGAGGTTTATACTTTTGATGAGCTTGAGGATAGCGCAAAAGATAAGGCTAGAGATTGGTATCGTAACCATATGGATTGGTTTTGGTGCGAGGAAAGTTTAGGCAGTATCAAGGCTTTTTGTAATGAGTTTGATGTAACACTTAAAGATTATCAAGTGGACGCATGGACATATTATTTTAGAACAGATGCAGAACCTAGCAATTTTAGAGGCTTAAAACTTAAGGATGTACCTAGAGAGCGTAAGGAATTAACGGGATATTGTCTTGATTATGACCTTTGGTATACGTTTCATGATGAATTTAAGCGTACGGGCAATGCTTTTCACGCTTTCAATGAGGCAGTTGAGGCAGGCTTTCAAGGGTGGCGCAATGATTTAGAGTATCAATACGGCAATGAGCATATTGATGAGTTTTTAATCTCTAATAATTACGAGTTTTATACGGACGGCTCTATTGTTTAGTATCTTTTCATAGCGTATTGCGGTGCGCTATGGGGCTGATATTAGCCAAAACGAGGAGGTTTACCATGTATTACGATGTAGAAGACCAATTGACTTATCCTCAATTGATTGACGAGTACGAGGAGTATTTATCTTGGTGCAGACACCCCGATGAATATAGCGGAGTTGCTGAATGGGTTATACGCTTAATCCAAAATGGTGACTTGGTTGTATTCACGGATACAAGCGCAAGAAAATATAAGTGATGAGCTTGAGGCTATTTTTAAGGAGAATGAAATGGGTTACAGAAGCGAAGTAAAGAGTTTGATATACGGCACGGCTGAGGAAATGAAAGAGTTTAAGATGGCTTGCTTTGACTTGTATAACCAAGTGCGTGAGGATTTTGGAAACGACTTAACTGATGAAAAGAATGATAAGTATGAAATTCTTTATCTCAATTTAAGTTATATGAAATGGTATAACGAGTACGAGGAAGTGCAAAGATGGGATGAATTTTACCAATTGGCTGATGAGTTTGGTTTAGCTACGGAGTTTTGCCGTGTTGGTGAAGAGATGGGAGATGTGGAGGATTATAACAGTGGGAATAATGGAGGCAGATGTGAATACTATTTAGAGGTAGTCCAACGCATTGATGCACATTTTAATAGATAAGGGGTTAATCATGACTAATAACGTATTGAGAAGTGATATGTTGAGTGATTTAGATCAAGCGCAAAGGATACTTGAGCGTATATATGGCTATGCTCAAGACATTAACGATGGAAACGTAGAGCATTTAATGTCAGTCGCTGATAGTTGCATATTGGATGCAATTGAAGCATTAAACGAGGAGGTGGAAAATGGATGAAGGCTTATGGGAAGTAACATACAAACCAATTAAAAACCATTTAGATGACAATGCAAGCCTAGATGGTTGTATGTATGAAACGTATGGGGATGAGCTTGATTTTGTTAAGGCGCAACCTAATGAAAATATATGGACATATTGCGATGATGGAGAAAACGGATGGCTAACAAGTGGCTATCACTTTGTTAATAGACTTGGATATGTCATTTGTGAAAAACCATTTACCGATGAGCATGAGGTACATTTATATAGCGTGGAGGACTTTGACTAATGAATATCTACACTAAATGGATAAGCGAGTGGCTAAATATCCCTATGCGTACGGCTCTATCGGTGCAGAATGAGATGGCTTGCATGGGTGTAGACTTTAGCGAGAGTACGGGTGCTCACCTACAAGTGATGGCTTGGCAGGTATACAAGGAGATGAGACATAACTAATTTAAGTGATGAGCATGAGGCTACTTTCGGGTAGCCTTTTTTTATGCTGCTAACTTATACTGTGTTAATATCTCTCTTAATGACTTAGACGCTTGGAATGTGCCTACTCTCTTATGAAAATCATTAAAGTCCTCCCCGACTGTGGGGCTGATCCAGTATGGCTTGCCTGTCTTTTTAGCCACGAACTCTCCAGTATGGCTGTCATCGTTGTCAGCGATCACGATGCCGTTGCTGAACTGCCCTGCTATGAACTCCATATTGTTTGCACTAAAGCAAACGTGGATGCAATAAGGGATGTTGCTCGCCTTCAACACTTCTTTGACGGAGAGAGCAGTTGCATACCCCTCGCAAAAAATGGGAAATCCCTTTGCGTTCATGGTAAGAGTTGCGCCCTTAGAAGTCTGTCCGTAGAGGAACTTCTTATTCCCCTTGTCGCTGATGAGTTGGCAACCTACGAGACGAGTACCGATCCGCATAGGTATAACTAATAACTTCTCTGTGCCTGTGTCCCATACGTTACCTACTTCATACTCAAATCCCTTGCTTGCTAGATAAGGGTGGAAGTCTAGGCTAGTTTGGTGCATTATCCATCCTGCTTTTTTGGATGCCTTGTCAGCATCTAGCTTACGTTGCTTATCATAGTCCTTTATAGACTTAATACGCATCTCTGGGGTGATGGTGTTAGTGTCATCAAACCATACGGCAGGCTTATCCATCGTGGCAAAGTTGCGTACAAATCCTACATGACCTAAGAACTTATACGTTCCGTTACGCTTGCGTGGATGGTCGGTGGTTGGCACTCTCATGTTCTTGTGCATGACTAGCCTGTCAATGATAATGCCATGTGCTTTAGCAAAGTCTTCAAATCTCATGCCACTCTCCTATCCATCTTCTTAATAGCCTTACTGTACGCAATCTGCTTATGCTTAATCCAATTCATCGTGTTGATTGTCGGAGACTTGGTGACATAATTTAATCCTCTCGGCCATACACCGAACTTCTCCTTATACTTATGGTCAGCCCAATGAGGGTTGTAATTCTTCTCCCTTGCTAGATATAGTAACTCTGAATAGAATGACTGCTTATCATCTTTCTCTACCCGTCCGTGCGTGGTTAGCTCTAGCATCTCTCCTGCTACGGCTTCAAACTGCATACGCTTCTTAACGTGGCCACACTCTGTGCAAGTATCTGATCCTTTAATCCATAAGGCTTGGCATACTGGACACTTAGCTTCTTTCTTCTCACGCTCTGTGGGTTCACGCTTGGTGGTTTCTCTTGTCTGTTCGTTTAACTCTTTCACACCATCTGCGTATACGTTGTCCCAATCATCACGGAAACGTAAGAAGTTACCGCTATGGTCTAGCCATAATGCAAACTCTTTATCAGGATGGGGGCGCATCACACGACCTAGTTGCTGAATGTGTGAGCTAAGTGACTTGCTAAATGGTCTAGCAGATACACCAATCATGACATCTGGCACATCAAAGCCACGAGTTAAGATGTCTGTTGCAATCAATCCATGTATGGTGGTGTCAGGCTTACTGAAGTCTTCAATGACTTGACGCTTGTAATCGCTCTCATCTTTATAAGATACGGATACAAAGTTATAACCTTGAGCTGCGAACTGACGTACTAAGTCCTCACCATGCTGAACTCCTGCTGAGAATACGATAGTCTTGCGTGGTCTACCAAAGACTTCATGGGTTTTCTTAATCCACTCTTGCACGATGTCGCCTGTAATCTGCATACCACGTTCTGTTACTACATCTGGAGACCACTCACCAGCGAGCTTCTTAGCCCCTGTCATGTTAATCTCTTTAGCAATAAAGACTTTAAGTGGTGCTAACCACTTGTTGTTGACGAGCGTTTCTGTTGTTGTACCACATACGACATTGGTATATAACTCACCGAGACCTTTGGTGAATGGTGTGGCAGTAAGACCTACGACCTTGAGCTTTGGGTTGTTCTTAATCAGCTCTGAGATCTTCTTACGGGTGATATGACACTCATCTACAATTAGTAAATCAGTATCGGGGAATTCTTTTCTACGCTCTAGTGTTTGGGCTGAGCATACTTGTATCTTTTCTGTGGAGTTAAACTTCCAATGGTCTGACTGATAGACACCATGATTGATGTCGTACTTATCTAATCGTCCACTTGTTTGGTCTACCAATACGATACGATCTAGTATCATGGCGGAACGGTTGGACTTCTCTGCGGATGCTTGCATAAGATAGATAGCAATCTCTGTCTTACCGAAGCCTGTTGGTGCGTATAGTAGCTGTGATCTATGTCCCTCTTTGAACCCATCTCTTAATTGTTCAATCACTTTTTGCTGGTGTTCTCGTAATTCAAGACCCATTATTTTTCCTCTGCTTCTAGATACCCTCTAGTTTGGGCTACGCTTGTAGTTTTTTCTTTAATCCGTTTACCGTTCTAATCAATTCAGCATTCCGATGCTGATACATATCACGGCTTTCTCTAAGTGCTTGATTATCAATCTCTAGTATTTTTATCTGCTGCCTTAGCTCGTTTACTACCTCCAATATATAGTCTTGTTCAAATTCTGTGGCATCCCATTTTTTTGAAGCTACAATATCTTTTAACACCGTTATCTCTTCATCTAGTGAGACAATGGTGTCTGATAACTCCATGATTTTATGGTCTTTTTCGTCATAACTTTGGGGAATAGAAGTCCCTTGCCGTGCTGTCTGCATTTTTTAAAACCCCTCGTTGATGTTGTAATTCTAGACGCTTTTAATAGTGTTTTGAAGCGTTCTTGTTATAGAAAAATAAAATAAAATTGTTGACTTTTTCAATACTTATTTTTGTAATATTTAATCAGTCACTTACATCTTTTTTAAAATCTTCTGGACGCAATACTGACTTGTGTGCATCCGTTTTCATCATGTTGAGGACGTCCACAAGCTCACTAAGAGAGCCACCACTGACAGTAGCATCACAGTATCCCATAAGAGAACCATCACGATTGTAGTAGACTTCTTTAATCTCAAAATACTTTCCTTCATCAATGTCATCAAACTCCATGACCCTATAGTTCCAGCTCATTTTTTCACCATCTTTACTAAGTCTTCTAAAGTTATTCCTGCTTCCTTTAAATCAGAAGGTTTATAAATTAAAGTGGTAGGTTTTACCTCAGCTTTAACTTCTTCAGTCGTTGGCAAAGGTGGTGGTACATAACGTTCTTTCTTCTTTACACCAAAGATGCGATCAAAGTTATCTCTAAATGCTTGTGAGTTCATCTTGCTGATAAGCTCATCACCAGTAATATCATTCTTCGTTGCCATTGTTATTCTCCTTACGCATTTTGTAATGTTCTTCTACTAATTTTTCATATGTAATCCATGCTTTATTGAACCGCATTTCGTATACATAAGCTAGACCTAAAGCCTTGTTATAAACGTCTATATCACAGTGCTTATACTCTTCAGCAAATAGCTTTAAGTCTTCCGTCACGCCCCAACACTGTAATACTTCTTGCTCTA